AGAAAACGTGTTAGCATACCAACCGTATCTGACAGCAACGCACAGATCAATCCCAACATCACGCAACCTTACATAGCAGGACAGACTGCCGCGAAGTTGGTTGGCACTATCACTGACAGCCTAAACAAGACCGCTGACCAGCAAGCGGAAAAGGATGCCACTATAGCAGGATACCAAGCACAGCAACAGGCCATCAAGGAAGGCAAGACAGATTATCTGGGTGGGGGCAACGCTTTCACCATATCAGGCAAAGCATACAAACAAGGTGCCAACCTGGCCATAATCAACAAGAAAAAAAGTGAGTTTGATACCGCACTGGGACAACTGGCCGTCAAGAGATCTAACAAACCAGATCAGTTCAACAAGGAAGCGGAAGAACTAAAAACACAATTATTTAAAACATTACCATCTGACCTACAACTAGCGTTAGACACAGATTTTGAGAAATCTAGATCTAACTTCAACACACAGATCAATGTGAGATTGACCGAACAGCAGTTCCAACAAAACAAATTGGAAATCATAGATGGCATAGATCGTAACATCAAGAAGATATTCAACACGGTGGGAGCACACGGCATCAACGCTGAAGACCTGCCAGAATTTTTTGGTGACATTCAGATCAACCTTGCATCACTCAAACAGGATTTCAACGTGGCACCAACAGAAATGCGTGCCATAGTAAACACTGCCAGACAACAACTTTTCAGTCAGTATCTGCGTACAGAATTTGACAAAGTCAAGACTGACCCCGCGGCACTAAATGAATTAAAACAGAAAGTCAAGGACGGCACATACACGTTTGGTGAGTTGGGAGAACAGTATGGTCAATTCATACCAGGTGGCACGGAGATAACACTGGCAGAGGCTAGTGCCTACACAGCAATCATTGAACAGTACGAGAAAGATTTTGCTAAAAACAATGCCAATCTAAAATTAGATTTTAATTCCAGTCATAATGACAAGGTGGAAAGGATGGCAGATGGAGACAAGGGCTACACGGTGTCTTACAATGATCAAGGACAACCAGTGACCACCTTTGACCCTAGCATGAGGATCTATGACAATAATCTTTCAACGCTGTACGGCAATGATGCTACCACGAGGGCCAAACACGAGAGGGATCTCATAGCGGCCAGCATGTCTGGGGATCTGTTATTACAAGTGAGATTCATGAATGAATCACAGATAGAGCAATTTGGTAAACGTACTATCTCGTTGTGGCAACAAGAAGCAGACAAAATGCCAGACGGTGCCATGAAGAGCGTGTATCTGCGGGCCATAGAATTGGCCGAGCCAAGGATGAAAAACATAGTGGAGACCAGACTTAAAGACAAGACCACAGGTGAATCAATGCAGACATTCATCGAATACAAGAAAGTGAATGGTCAGGCAGACCAGATAGATGATTCCAACGCGGCAGGTCTACGTCCGTTAGTCAAAGAATTCCAAAACTGGAGCAACGCACCATTCAAGGCATCAGACCTACCAACAGGCCTGGCTAATCGAGTGTTCACGGATCTAGTTGATAATTTTAGCGTAAGCATGAATGACGGCATGATGAAGATGGATCAGATACTGGCCAACTACGACGAATTTGCTTTGGCACTAATATCACAGGGCATCAAGAACAGACCAACAACAGAGAAAACCAACGACTTTGCTCTTTTGCAGGTTGCTTTCTTAAAGAAAGCTGGCAGATTCAATGAAGCGGAACAGTTGGCATCCATATGGAGCCAAGGCAAAGAAGCACAGACACAGTTGCCACAACTGATGGGCAAAAACGAATACAACGAGGCCGTAAAAACATTTGAACAAAAATTTAGATCCAAGTACAGGAACAAGACCATACCATTGAGCACATACCACGATAGCCTGTACGAGACCGGAAGGGCCATGTTTGATCGTAACCTGTTAGCAAAAAATTACAATCCAGGTGATGCAATCAAGGCCACTTTTGATTTCCTACAACAAACCAACCCTGAAGTGGAGAGGGGTGATGGCAACACCGCGGTACTACCGTTGTACGTGACCAAGAATCAGTATGGTGAGGACAGGTCATCTCTGATAGCACTCAAAATGGAAGAAGCATTGGAATACCCAGAACTGTCAAACATCGTTGTGGCAGATGGCCAGACCATAGATCGTGTGATAGACTACAAGGATGAATTCGTATTTGGTTTTGACAATGACAGGATGGTGTTGAGACAGGGAGGTGATTTCCAGATACACCCAACACAAAAATTACCAAGCGATGGTGAGAGCCTGCTGTTGACTGATTTCACTGTCAGCATTGATAGGAAGAACGCACCAAAGACCGTTTTCGAAGACATAGAACTTACGTGGGATTTCAAGGACAAGACCAAACTGTCAACCCTGATGCCCAGCACTGTGCAGGAGACGGCACCAGCAGTTGAATTCAACATGTTCGACGAGACGGACCTGCCAGATGAGATAGATCAAAATCTACTGACCTACGAGGAGTCCTTGCAGAAAACTTTTAGCAAGTACAACGCGGACCTCAAACCAGAAGACAAATACAATGATTGGTTTGACACACAACTGGTTGGCAATGATTTGAAAAAACGTACCGTCGTCCAGGCCATCAGCATGAAGGCCGCACAGGGTGATCTTAATCACATGGACCTGTTATGGTTGGCCAACAACACCAACCTGGGGGGCAAGAGAAACCTAAACAACAAAAAGATCAGGGACGAGATAATACGTGAAAACAACAACAACTACGACGGTTTCAGTTCTAGGTCTAGTTTAAATGAAGCGGCAACAAAACTGTCACCACTACAGGCAATATTTGCCAGTGCCAAGATTGCAAAAGAGATCTACCCGCAGTACCAAATAGAAATGCAAGATGACACGGGAGAGTTCAGACCAGAAGAAATAAGAGGATACTAAAATGGCCATAGAGCAACTGCCAAATGAAGTAAAGATCACTAGGCCAGATCAGGCCAAGCCATTACCATACACACGTAGAGAAGTGTTCTGGGATGGTGTTACCAGGGCAGGGCTGAAGGAGACCAGTTGGAGTTACTTGGCAGACACGCTGGAGGCACGGAACGCAAAAAACAATCCGCAGTTCCAACAACTCACGGAAGACGAATTCTACGACCTACCAGGCATCACGGCTGACATGGAATACTATCCAGGCATGACCGTGGCCCAGGCCAACCTATACATAGACGAAGTCACTAGGCAGATGGACTACATGACCATGAAGCAGAACGCTGATTTCTACGCACCAGCCTATTACATGCTTGGTTCATTCGCGGGCACGTTGCCAGACCCAGTTAACATCATACCATTTGGTATGCCCATCAAGGGTGCCAAGTGGACGGTGAACGCACTGCGAGCCGCTGGGGCAAACGCGGCCATAGAGACAGGATTACAACCGTTGGCCTACACAGCATACAAGGCCAGGGGAGATGATTACGATTACACGGATTTTGCTAGGAACGTGATGTTTGCCGCGGGAGCGGGTGCTGGATTGAGTGCTTTCTTCAGTGGGGCCAAGGGATTGGTCAACAAGTTAGACAGTTTTGCCCTGATGGGCCATGAGGCACGTACCGTGGAGGGTGTTCAGACGAGATTGAGCAAAGGCAAGTACGAGATTGACGACGAGTTTGTCAACGTGATGAACGCGGGACAGACCACCATAGCAAGCCTGGCCAGCAACAACGTCAGGAACGCTGACCCGTTCACTAGATCGAGATCATACATTGATACCACTGGTGAAATACATGCCAGCAGGGATCTTACCAAGACCGCAACGTCTGTTGAGACTGCTGTGATCACCGGTGAGTTTGGGGGCAAAATGATCACTGGTTCCAACGACGACATATTAAAGACATTGAAATACATCAAGAAATACCTGCGTGATGACGAACAGATCACGGTCAAGAGGAATGACAAACCAGGAAATGCTGTACGTTTGAATAAAAACGAGATTGACAGTTTTGTGGAAGGTGGTGCACTGGAAGTCAACAGGAGGATCTTTGGTGCGGATCAACCCAAGAGCCAGTTCCGTGACATATACAACAGCATCACCAGTAAATTCAAGAATCCATTCGTAGCAGATCTAGATGACAACTTTGGCTTTACATCAAAGGAGATCGACGGTGTGAGATATCAGTTTGAATTCGAGACCAGGGGAGACAGGCAGGGATTTGATCCCAACACGGGCCTGGGCAGGATATACGTACTCAAGAACGGCAGGAGGAAATTGTTAAGCCAGGACAAGGCTTCGCAGGTGTACAAGAAGATCAAGGAGATCGGACTGGAAGCACAGGTCAAGGACACAGGACGTGCAACCGTTGACACCAGCCGTAGCCTGGAGAGCCAGGTGTTGGAGGGCACTGACGCTACCAGCACACAGAACAAAGCCGTCGAAGCGGCCAGCAACGACAAAGCAAATGAACAAGTAGAAGGCACTGACGGCAAACTAAAAACAGCAGAGGAATTAGGGGCCGAAGGCACAGATCCAAAATTGATAGTGAAAAAAGAAAACATTGGGGAGACATTCAACACGTTCCTAAAAGCACCGCAAATAAATGTGAACAAGTTGGCAATGAGATTTAACGAACAAACAGGCAAAATAGATCGAGTAGACGAAGTGTACAATACTTTGGGACGTGAAGAAAAACAGGCAGTGTTAGATTTCATCAAAGATTTTGACAAAGCAACTCAAAGCAAACAGGCACCAGAACAGGGTGTCAAGAATAGAATCAAAGACCACCAAGAAGGGAAATGTAATTAATCATGGCAATAGATAATTTATGTGATGAGTTGTTGAACCGGTTCCTAAAGGCCAACGGCATAGAACTACCAGAATCACAGATAACAAACATAGGCAAGGAGATCAAGCAGAGGGCCGATGACCTAAACAAGGAAGGCAAATCACTGCAGGATTTCTACGACAAGGAAGCCAACATCACACATGGTGATCTCATAGCCACACAGGTGTTCAACAAGCATTTCGATGAAATAGTGTCGAACATCAAAGCAGATTTCTTGACCACACAGACACTGAAACAAAGGACGAGGGAGATGGACCGCAACACCAGATACCTCATAGCCAGGGACACAGGAAAGGATCACATCGATCTAGATCGAGAGGCCGAAAAATACCTGGATCCGGTCGAGTACGAAAATTGGATTGAGTCAATATTGCCAAGAGACAGGAAGGGCAACATTAAAACACAGAAGGCCGAGTACGACTCAAGGGCCTTTAAAGGTTCAATAATGAATTCACTGGACACGTTTGGACACGGCACGTTGGAGGGATCGGTTGACGGTGAGACCAAAATATTCCAAGTCGCTGTGCCTGAAAAACTACGTGAGATCTTAAAAGACGAAAATATTGATGTGTACTCAATATGGAACAGTGGAGAAAAAATAAAAAGGAAAAATCCAGAGACCGGTCAGGAAGAGACCGTGAGGTTAAAAGAACTAGCATTGGAGGAGATATTTGACATCCAGGCCGCGAGCAGGGGCAAGAACAACTATCTAGAAGTTTCAAGGAGGAATTCAACAGGAAACAAAGTGGCCAATGCCATGGCAAGAGCCATATATGAGGGAGTGATACTGCCCTTCTATTACAAGATGAACTTAATGGGCAGGAAGGTCGATCCCGCGTCGATTGTGCCAAAGATCTATTTCAAGAAATTCAAGATGAAGAATTATGAAATGGAAGTGGTACGGGATGGTCAGACCAAGAAACTTAAAGGTGACGATGCGGTCAGCCAATTACTAGCAGATAACTTGAGCACCATACACGGTGATGCCAAGGCAAGGTTGGAAATTGCCAGGAAGATTGTCAAGAAGATCAATCTCACGGGTGATTACAGACAGGCAGACACTGTGATACAGGAAATAAAAAACAGTCGTCTGGCCGATGATCCAACGCTGAATGCCAAGGACATACCAGGTGTGTTGGAATGGAAGAGTGGACCAGCATTCAACAAGGTGTCAAAAGCCATAGGTGATACATCGAGCATGGGAGAGATCGTGCATAGGATCGTCAATGAAGCAGGACGTCAGGCCGGCATGGTCAAATTCCTAGGACCCAACTATGAGAAAGCACACAAGTTGCTGACCAAGGTGGTCAGATCGGGCACCAGCATTGACCAGCCAAACGTGGTGTTACCGGGTGGCATCAACACAATAAATTTTTCAGTGGGTGGCACGCTGGACAAAAAACTAGCATTGACTGCCAGCGAATACATGGAACACATGGCCAACCCATGGCTGGCTGAAAACATGAACACCAACTTTGCCAGCACCATGCTGGGATTTGTGAGGAACACGCAGATCGTCAAACTGGGTTCAGCATTCATATCAAACGTGGGTGACCTTGCCAGTTTCTACACAGTGGCTAGGGGCAGGCTGGGTGCCGGAAGATTGGAAACTTTAAAAGGCATGTTTCAATACCAATTCAGCGGCAACAAAGCAGAAATAAAACAAAATGCCAGCATGATGATAGATTTCAACGAGATGATGATAGGTGACCTGCAGGACAGGTTCAGGATGATGGATCACAGTGGTTACACCGCACAGACACGAATGGGTGATCTGGCTTTGAAAGGATCAGCATTTTTGGCACACAGCACGTTGAAACTGACGGGATTCAACGCTTGGAACAGGGGTCTAACCATAGGTGCGGTCAGCATGATCAACAGGAGCATAGGAGACATGATCAAGGGCCGAAAGAAATGGGCAGACTTGAGTGACATACAAAGATACAATTTTGAGAAATTTGGTTTTGACGAGACCGCGTATGGGCACTTGGTCAAATCACAGGCCATCGATCTACCAGGACCAGATGGCCAGGGTGGTGGCCGATTCAACATATTCAAATTCAAGCAGTACGTGGATGACAACGTGGCACAGGACCTGTTGGATGAATCATACGTGGTCAAGATGATTAACGTGGTCAATGACATATCAGAATCAATGGTTTTGAAACCAGGAGCCATAGACAGGGCCGCGGTGGGATTCTTTGCGAAACCAGGTACGGTGGCAGAACAGGCCTGGAGGGCAGTCACACAGTTCCAGACTTTCATGGTGTCGCACTCACGTAAGATTTTAATGTTTGAGTGGCATCGTAAGAAAAGCCAAAAAAATTATATGTTTGATGTTGCCGCAAGTATAGCCAGGATATACGCACCAATGATGATATTGGGCTACGGTGTGGTGCAGGCCAAACAACTGGTGGCTGGCAAACAACCTTACAAGTTTGAAGAAGCCGCATTAAGGAGTTTCTATTACACCAACCCGATGCCTTTCTTTGGCAGTCTTTATTTCCAGAATGGAGGCATAGAACTGATGCGATACACCATGACCGACGAGGATGAATCATTCAAGAGATCAGGTCCAACGTTGGAGAGATTCCTCACTGACCT